AACACCTACAAGCGGCTTACACTACTTGTAAAGAGCCTTCCGACGGAGCAGTCGGGCACGCCCTCCCGTAAGGGAGCACGTGCCCACCGGCACCGCGGAGGCGTTATGTCTCCACTCCAACAAGTCTGGACAACTTGTTGGAGCGGTCTTGTCCTGTCTGGCTGGGATTCGATGCGCGTGGCATGGTTCCTTCACTCCTGGGTCGTTAAGACTATGCCCTCTAGGGGGCTCGCCTTCACGGTCGGGGAGTTGAAGAAACTGTGTCACAACGTTCGGGGGTCCGCCCTGCACTCCAAGAGGTGGAAGAACGTGCCGTGCAACATCCGGAAGGATGTCGTCGACACGCTCTGCCGCCTGGCAGTGCGCGAACCCGAGAACGGCTTTGCCTTCACTCGGCTCTCGAGGTCGTTGCCTGAGCCTCCCGTAAGGGAGTGCGTCAGGCACCTTCAAGACGCCAAGCTTATGGCGAGCGCACCGTTTCCCACATCGGTCGCCGTCTTGGATTCCCTTCGGAGCTTCGTTGCCCTCGCGCCCGGCGTGGTTGGCAACGGAGTCCTCCGTCATCCAAGACGGCTTCCCTCCTCCAGTTCGTCCTGTCTCGAGTGGCCTGCCACTCGGGGCGGGATCGATGGCTATCTGGAACACCTTGGTCACACGTGCGAGGAGTCTGGGGCAACCCAGGCCTCCTTCCACGCCTACGCCGGGGACTCGCTCGGTGCCTTCTGTCTCGGGAAGGCATCGACGGTCCTGCGGCCGTGTACCGGGGTGTCTGCGGACCTGAGGGAATCTTATCGCTGCGCGGGGTTGCTGTACCTCAGGTCTCAAGGGAAACCCTTTGGCATGAAGGCAACCGCGCTCAGGGCTCCTGGCTACAAAGTTCGGGTGGTTGGTGTTCCCGACTGTTTGACCTTTGTAGAGGGGAGCTGGACCCGCTCGTCTCTGCGCTGGTTGGCTCCAGGCCACTGGCGTATAGACGGCGAGTCCCGGAAGATTCCCGGCGGAATGCATCAGAAACGTGGGCGGCGGTTCGCCTCCTTGGACTTGTCCAAGGCGACGGATGGCCTGTCCCACGCTGCTGTCCGGGTAGTCATCGAAGGGCTCGCCGCGCGTGGTCTGGTCCGTCCTGCGGATCTCGCCATGTCGCTGCGGTCCCTCGGGCTGGAGCGAGGAGCGACCTGGAGCTTTCCCGACCTTGGTGACAAGATCGGGGAAGGGTCGTTCCTCAGGGGGAGTCCGATG